GAAACATTGGGCAGGTCCGGACGTGGACCGGGTTTGGCGCATGGATTGCACTTGCCGCCGGTTTGACGGGCGGGGCGTGCTGGGCAGATGTCTACGCATGCGAGGGGTACTCGGGTAAACGCACGGATGAGATTCTGGCGCTGCTTCAGCCATCCGGGACCACGGAACTGTGGGGGCCGGCGTCTACGATCCCTGTCGGCATCGCATCCCGAACACCTCAAATCGTGGTGGACATGTCGGGCACCAATGACCTGACCTACTACGAAACAGCGGCGGATGCGAACGGCATCGCAAAAACGGTGGCTGGCCGGATTGCGATCTGGAACTACATCCGCTCGACTGGCGCCCAGCCCGTGGCGTTGTCGCTGTTGCCTCGCAATTCGCCGGCGTTGTTTGCCAGTCGCGTGCCTGCGTACAACGCGGCAATCCAGGCCGCCGCCCAGGCTGCAAATGTCCCATTCGTGGATGCTTACACCGGCTGTGCAAATGCAGATGGAACGTACAAGACGGGCTACACCTTCCATCAGGGCGTGAGCGATGCCACGGGCCTGCACCCTTCGTGGCTTGCAACCAGCAACGTAATCGCGCCGGCGATTGCTACCGTTTTGAAATCGATCATTTATCAGGGGCGAGTGATTCCTCGAATCGTCCCTGGCGCTGGTCCGCTGTATTCAAACGCATTTGTCAACGCATCCGGCGACTATTTCAAAAACTGGGGCGATGGGGCGCTGCCCAACACGACTGGCTGGGTGACCCGCTACGACCCGCAAGCGGATAGCTCTTTTGGACTGTTCACTCCAACAATTGATATCGCCGGGGGTGGGACTATTCAGTTCACAAAGCCAGTTCAGTCGGGCTCAACCTATGCCGATTGGCGCAGCCCTGCCGTAACGGTGGCGGCTGGCCAGCGCTATTTGGCATTTGCAGATATCAAATTCAATTCAGCTGATGGCCTTGGCGCACTGAGCTTGTCGGTAACAGACTCAACGTTCCAGCCGATGGCGTCGTATGCGGTAGCAAACGGGGATTCCCCGACGGGATATGCGGGGCCTGTTGCGCGCATGGTGCTTGATTACACGGTCCCAACGGGGGTAACCAGTGCGTACATCCTGGCCGCCGTGAACAGGGTGGCGGGCGGGTCGTCTGGCAGTGATGCCATTCAGATCGCCAATGTCGGGCAAATTCGCATCGCCTGACCACCAGCTAAGACATCAGGTGCTCTAGATGTGTAACCCGTTGATTTCTATGAATTTTTCGGTCCATCAAGAAATCTTCGGGCGCAAGTCGGGCGCAAAATTTTCAACCTCCTTCGGGAGGTTTACTTTTAAAGAAACATGACAACCAAAAAATTATCAGAGTTCGACCAAGTTTCGACTCTACAATCGGGGGATCTGATCCCTTTCGTGCGCACCACAGAACCCACCGCAGCACTTCGCAACAAGACCATTGCCTTCTCTGATCTTGAGACAAACATCGGCGCATCCTTCAAGGACATCGTGCTCACCATGCCACCGAAGACAGTTGCGGCAAATTCTTATGCATACGTTGACGCAGCAGGAGTTGGCTACGTTCCCGGAAACATCATCCTTTCTGGTGTACAATACTTCGCTGATGGTCTTGAAATCAAGGTCGTCTCTGGTGCTTCCAATGATGCCCTGAAGGTCTTCTATCGCAACATCTCTGCCTCCCCAGTGACTCTCCCCATTCATTCGATCAAGGTTCGCTTCTTCCTGTAGAAAAATTTGTAATTATGAAAAAGAAACACATTAGGCAACAAACAAAAATTGAATTGGTTTGGGAAGGGAAAGAAAACAGATCAGAATCGGAGCCGCGAATTCTGCTTGAAGATTCACAAAAGCATTCGCGCAAAGCCTTGGAATTTCTGAGAAGGGCATAAAAAAGGCTCTCGGGGATGAATACGAAGAGCTGCTATCTGATTTTGTGATGAAAAACGCCCAGCAGGTCATTCGTCTCGCCAGACCTGATTACAACGCAGTAAGTAGCGAAGCCCGGGAGATGATCGACAAGTCAAAGGCCACGCCTGACAAGGTACTGCTGCTCGAACGAGAAGTGCATTCAAACATGTACTTCAGCAACGGCGAACGCATCCTTTTCTATTCAGACAAGCTAAAGCTGATTGATGGGCAATACGTAGCGGGAGAGCCCCTGACGAGCTTGTGGGACGACATTCTCTCGAACAACCTGCACAACGAAGGTGGGGTCGAATTCCCAAAAGGGAAAAAGCCAGAAGCTCTTATCAAAAGGTGTTTTGATCTTGCGACAAAGCCAGGAGACATCGTTCTAGACTCGTTTGCTGGCTCAGGAACAACCGGCGCAGTTGCACACAAGATGGGACGCCGTTGGCTCATGGTCGAGCTGGGTGAACACTGCCACACGCACGTCATTCCCCGAATGAAGACTATCATCAGCGGTGACGATCAGAGTGGAATTTCGAAGGCGGTTGGCTGGCAAGGCGGCGGCGGTTTCCGGTACTACAGATTATCTAAAGCCTGATTATTTTGATATAATTCAGCCCTAAGTAACAGACACAACTTTGGAGTCTGTTATGGATTGGGAATATAAAGGCGAAGGAAATTTCGCAGTACCCACGAATGCCGTGGGTTTTGTCTATCTGATTGAGAATCTTGAGAACGGAATGTTCTATGTTGGAAAGAAAAATCTTTTCAGCCATAAATTCTCAGTCAAGACCGTTGTTACGAAATCTGGCCCAAACAAGGGAAAGAAACGTAAGGTCAAGACAAAGATCATCATTGATTCCAACTGGAGAAAATATTATGGTTCCTCCGATTGGCTAAATGATGATGTGAAGGAACTTGGAGAAGATAAGTTTCGTAGAACTATTCTGCGATTTTGTTTCTCAAAAGCAGAGCTTTCGTATTATGAAGCGAAGGAGCAATTTGCGAGAGATGTGTTGCTAGACGATCAGGCCTACAATATTTGGGTCCAATGTCGCGTCCGCCGTGGGCACCTGAAAGGAACTGAAATTTTTGATGATGAAGAAAGTGAAGAATAAATGAGTATCTTGGTCGATTTCTCGAACGTCTTGATTGGATGTTTTACTGCCGAAGCATTGCACCCCACAGAAGGGGTGACGATGAACGAAGATATTGCGCGACACATGGTCATGAACACCCTGCGCTCGATCAATGTGAAAAATCGTGGAACCTATGGTGAAATGATTATCGCAATTGATTCAAGGAATTATTGGCGGCGAGATATTCATCCAAATTACAAGGGAACTCGAAAGAAGGCACGATCTAAGATCAATGTCGATTGGGAACTGGTACATCGCTGTATGGATAAGTTCTCTGAAGAAATTCGGGATAACCTTCCGTTCACGGTTGTCAAGGTAGAGCGAACAGAGGCAGATGATATTATCGGAGTTCTCACGAAATTCATCTCCGAGAATCGGGTTGACAAGAATTCTCTTTTCGAGGAAGCAGAGAAAGTTCTCATCGTTTCGTCTGACACGGATAATTATCAACTTCACAAGTTCAAGAATGTCTTCCAGTTCTCACCTCTCTTTGACAAGAAGATTCGACCAGAAGGAAACCCGACTGTTGCCCTGAACCTGAAGATTGTGACGGGTGACTCTGGTGACTGCATTCCGAACATCAAATCGCACATCGATGATCTGGTCAACGAGATTCGCCAGAAGCCCATTAAACAGGCTGAAAAGGATTCTTGGTCACGAGATATCAGTTTGATTCCAGAGACGTTCCTAGAGCGTTTTAAGGTCAACCAGAGGCTAATTGACTATGAGCATATCCCACAGAATTATCAGGATGCTATCTTGAAGGAATATGAGGAGCGAAGGAAGAACAAGGTTACGATGGCCGAGATGTATTCTTACTTCCTATCTGCTGGTCTAATGAACCTGATGTCAGTTATTGACGAATTTGAAAATAAGGCTTAACATGAAGAAAATGATTTACGAAATCCTCAATGAGGTTGAGAAGGCAAGTAACGTTGCTGACAAGATCGCAATCCTGCGAAAGAACAATGACAATACTGCCCTGAAGACCTACATGACCTGGGCACTGGTTCCGACGATTGAATGGAATCTTCCGGAAGGTCGTCCACCGTTCAAGGTTCTGAAGACTGAACCGGGAACAGGGGAGAGTAATCTTTACATGGAACTTCGTCGCCTTGTGCGTCTCCTGAAAGGTGCCCCGAATGAATTGAAGGGTAAAACCTTGGTTCGTGAAAGTCTCTTTATTTCGATCCTCGAAATGCTTGAGGAACCAGAGGCAGAATTCTTGCTTGCTGTGAAGGATAAGGAAACTGCGAAACTCTATCCGACGATCAACAAAGCACTTCTGAATGAGGCGTTTCCGGAGATGCGACTGTGACGGCAAAGAACGATGTTACCGGGGATTTGATCAAGACAAAATCCTCTTCCCAGCAGTATCGTGACAACTGGGATCTGATTTTTCGCAAGAAAGAAAAAGAACCTGAAGAAAAAGATGAGAAAGTGCTTGACAAGGAAGAATGATTGCCATATCATAGGCACATGAAAATTCACAAAGGCGTTCATATGAAAAAGATTCTCATCCTGGCTCTCCTCGTCCCACTCGTTGCCTGTGCTCAGTATCCGCACAATCATGGTCAATACAATGGCTATCGCGGAAACGATACCGCAGCCTTCATTGGTGGTGCAGTGCTTGGTGCAGTCGTGACTGGCGCTGTTGTTCGCCCGAATCCTCCCCAGGTTGTTTATCAGGTTCCTCCTGCATACGTTCCTCCGGTCGTTATCTCCCCAGGTTACAATCCAACACCGAACGTTTACTATCAGCAAATCCCAGGCACGAATTGCACCTATGTGCAGCAGCCCTATCGTCCTGCCACCACAATTTGTCAATAATGGAAACGTTTGTTCTTCAGAATCCTTTGCCTCCCAAACTAGAAGGAGTCTTCGTTGACATTTCATCAAAGGAAAGTCTAGCGAAGATTGCCGAGGCTTGTGAGACACATGGATATTTTCATTCCATAGAAATCCAAAGTTCATTCCAATTCCCGAAGATCAAAATCTATAAGGGAAAGGAAGTTCACTATGCGGAAAATCTTGAAGCCTATCTTGTCGTAATGCAGGGTAAGCTCAGGATCCTTTCCAAGTCTTTCATTGAAACCAACTACAGGAAAATTTAATTATGTCCACAGAACAAGTCACAATTGTCGTTCCATCGTCACCCGCAGATCGCGCAAAGATTTTCTCCCAGATTAAGGAAATTTCGGCCTCAATGACCAAGATCGAGGGTGAGAAATCGGTGCAGAAGGAAATCATCGCTGCCCTGGCAGAAGAGTTTGATCTTCCTAAGAAGTATCTCTCCAAGATGGCAAAGACCTACCATAAGCAATCCTTTGATCAAGAAGTTCGTGCGTCGGAAGATTTTTCGACTCTCTACGAAACCGTGACCAATCAAACGAGTCTCTGATGTCAAACGTAATTCGTGATCAAGATCGATCCGATCATGGTGGTTACATCATCGCATCACAGAATCTTGTCTCAGATGGTGGCAAGGCAATCTGTGTGAACGGCGACATTCACGTCTGCCCGATCCCGCATCATGGTCGAACAGAAGTCACCGGAACATCCCGAATCACGATTGAGGGTAAGGAAATTGTCCTTGAAGGTAACACTGCCGGTTGTGGGGCCTCTATGCAAGCATCTCAGGATAAGGTGAGCACTTCATGAACCCGTTTTATTTCTACTGGATGCTCTGCATTCCATTCATGGTTCTCTATTGAACAAAAAGGCCCTTCGGGGCCTTTACTTTTTGGTTTTCGTGGTGTAGAATTCAGACATATCAAAGGAGTTTACATGACACAACACATTTATCCCGAACTGATGACCCTGGTGGCTTCTGACGAATCTTTTTACTCCAAGGATCATGTTCTTGATGGAAAGACATATCGCGTCTTCAGTTATCGTCTGGCATCTTGGTCTGCCTTTCAACGACCATCTGCGCTTCATTGCCGTGGGATCATGTATGACGTGACTGATCCCGAGAATCCCAAGTTGGTTTCCTTCCCGATGGATAAGTTTTTCAATGTCGGTGAAGGTGGTTTCGACTATTCGGATCACGCTGTCGATTTCTACATGGAAAAGCTGGATGGTTCCCTGATTTCGACCTATCTTCACAACGGCGAAGTTCGTCTGAAGTCAAAGACTTCCTTGAATTCAGAGCAAGCCAGTGACGCGATGCGATGGTTCAATGCACCAGAAAATCATCAGTTCAAGGATTATGTCTCTCAGTTTGTTGAGGGAGACTTTACTGTGAGCATGGAAATCACTAGCGGCAAAAATCGCATAGTCGTTGGTTATAACGAAGAGAAGCTGACTATCCTCTCCATCCGTGACAACAAGACTGGGCATCTGATGATTTCGGATGATACGTTTGAGAAGCATTTTCATGTCAAGGGGCATCAGACCGAACTTCCTTATCCGGCATTCGAGAAGTCTGTCGAAGGAATGCGAGACATTGAAGGTTTCGTGATCCATGTTCGAAAGCCGAACGGGGAAACCTATTTCGTCAAGAAAAAGACTGAATGGTATTCGGCACTGCACAAGACCAAGGATTCGATTTCTTCTGACAAGAAGCTCTTTGAATGTGTGATCGGTGAATCGTCTGACGATCTGCGTTCTCTATTCGCGAATGACGAATACACAATGAAACGAGTCACTGAAATGGAAAATTCTGTGATCCCGAAGTTCAACCATCTGATCAAGTCGGTCGAGGATTTCTATGTGGCGAACAAAGAACTTTCTCGTAAGGATTATGCCCTGAAGGGTCAGAAGGAAGCAAAAGAATTCTTCCCCTTGGTCATGGAACTTTACGTGGGTCGTGAGCCAGACTTCAAGGCATTTGCCATCAAGAATCAGAAGGAATACTTCGGTGTCTCTGATAAGGTTTACGGGGATGCAGATTCGTAAAAATTACTTGATCTTTCCTGGGAAGGATGGTAAGATTGAGACTTGGATACATTCGGAGCTAGATCCGGTTTCCCTTGACGAAGCCGTTTCTCTCCTTATGGAAGTCGAAAGTGAAAGTCAGGAGAAAGACCTGACTCCCCTAACCATCAAAGAGGATTTGCCAAAATTATGTTGTTCCTTGCAATTTACATCATCTCTGCCATCGTCTGGGTGACAGGCATCCAGAAACTACGAACCCGCTATCGAGGTTATGACATCACGATCAACGGGAATCCAAAGGATGCGGCTTTCTACATTGTCGCCCTTGCTCTGATTCCATTTGTTAACAGCCTCTTTGCTGTCTTGGTTTGGGTCGAATATTTTTATGGAGAAAAGCGTGAAGGTTGAAAATTTCATCAAATATGGTGTTGGTGCAATCCTGATTGGGATCGGTGGCTTTGCTTCCCTCTTCCTCATCAAGAGCATTGTTGCACTTGCAGTTGTCTCGATTGGCTCTCTCCTGCTCTGGAACTTCCTTCCTGTCATCGCACAGTGGGCAGCACAGATGCAGGTCAAGGGAATCAAATACAACTCTGCGAAAAATCCTGTGGAAGATTTGCAACTGCTCTACATCAAGAAGCAAAAGGCAATCGAGGATGCGGGGATTGCAATCACATCCTTTGCGAAGGAAGCCAAGGATTACAAGGATAAGTTGGATGGTTTCATTCAACGTCGCCCGGAGAAGGCAGAAGCCTTTAAAACGACCTACAACGCAATGAAAAAGGTTCTTGATATCCAGACACTGAAACTGCGGGAAAGTCGTGCAAAGCTGGCAGAATTCGAGGGAATCATTATTGAGGCCGAAGACATTTGGCAAATGACTCAGGCTGCGATGAAGGCAAACAAGGCCATGCGCAAGTTTGATGCTCCGAATCCGATGGATGAAATTCGTCAACGCACTGCCCTGGATTCCGTGATTGGTTCCCTGAATCAGGTGACTGCTGAACTGGAAACTGCCGTGGCATTGGATTACAACTCTCTGGATCAAAATGTCTTGACAGACCTTTCGTCTTCGACTATGATTCCTACCATCGATGTGAAAACAAAAGTTCTCGCATAATTCGATTAACCAACTAGGAGAAATTTATGGATGAATACAAGTATCAGGTCGGTTTCAATTTTGTTTTTGATGACTTGCCTGCTAGGGTTTTCAGTCGCAGCAAGAAAATCAACTACGGGAAGGTTTATTGTATTACCGACGCATATGGTGATGTTTTTTACCTGACAGAAGTTCAGATCGATGCTGCTGTTGCCCAGCACAATAGCACTAAAGGCGAAGTGAACACAGAAAAGAAGGAACGCACTTTCACGAAGGAAGAAGTTCTGGATTTCGTTGATTTCTATGTTGGTGATGTGGTTAATTTTGATGTCGCTTTTGATGTCGCTTTTGATGACTGGGTTGCCAATAAAGAAAAGCAGGCAGATCCTGAATAT